CTACGTGTGCCAGGACGACGCAATCACAAGCCTGAGTATCGTCGTCCTGACGGTGAAGCGGTGGAAGGCAAGCTGCTCTGGTCGAACGGTCAACGTTATGTGTGGGACGACTGGGACGAGGATCTGCCTGAGATCGAGTCAGCCACACTCGATGAGACTCTGATCGACGACGCCGCCATTGGCGAGATCGATCGCTGGGAAGTCTTCAGCCGTGTGAAGATGAAGCTCAGCCGCCGAGTGCGCTCGTTCCTACGCAGCAAGAGCACTGACGGCGAGGATCGCTCTGACGTCTGCTGGGAGATTGAGCGAGAGCTGGCTGACGCGGGATGCACACTAGCCGAGATCGTCGCCATCGTCAAGGCGTCTGTGTGGAACAAGTTCGACGGTCGCGGTGACGAGATGAAACGTCTGAAGACCGAGGCCGCGAAGGCAATCGCTGAAACTCACACGGGAGTCATCCTCGGTGACGACGAGTCACCTAAGCCGACCACACTCATCAGCGTCAGCGACCTGTACGAGGAGGAGTCGCAGCCTGCCAAGTGGCTCGTTAAGAACATCTGGACTGAAGGCTCTGTGGGCTTTATCGCTGGCGCTCCTAAGTCCTATAAATCGTGGTTCGCGCTCGATCTCGCGGTCAGTATGGCGACAGGTATGCCCTTCCTCAACAACCCAGATTTCGGCGTCATAGGCGGCAAGAAACGCGTCCTCTACATCGCTGAAGAGGACGGCGTCTCTCTTATCCGTGAACGTCTCGACTACATCATCGACGCGAAGGACCCACATCTGAATCCTGACGGCTGGGCGGAGACAGTGCGCGTCGATGGTCGTCTGCTGCTAAAACGTCATATGCCCAAGGACGACATGCCGCTGTATGTGCACGTTCGTAAGGGTTTCAGTCTGTCAGACGACGCCTGGGTCGAGTGGCTCGAAGAGATGGTGGAGAATCACAGCCTCGACGCGGTCATCATCGACACGCTCTCGACAACTGCTGGTGGCGTCGACATCGACAAATCTAGCGAGTTGATGAACAAGATCCTGAACCCACTGCGACAGGTATCTCATCGCACGAAGGCTGCGATCATTCTTGTTCACCACAACCGCAAGGACAGCAACCAAGGCAAGAACGGCGCCGATCCCACACAAGGCCTCAGCGATCGCGCAGGGCGAGACATGCTAGGCAGCGTGGCACTACACGCCTGGGTAGACTGCGCAATCTACGTACGCGCGAAGAAAGACGTCGAGAGCACTCACCTGACTGGCGTTGATAGTAGGGGCAACGTGCTGCCTGTGCGCGGTATCGAGGTCTTCCTTGAGCGTGAATCCAAGAGGGCTGAGGATCTAAAATTCCGCGTCGTGGTACCTCTTATGCGTCGTCGCAGCAATGAAACCGTCCGATATGCAGAGACGTTCAACGTCGATGTTCGGATGAAATGGAGGGACAATGAGGACGCAGGCGACGTGGAGCGACAGGGCAACGAATCTGAGGGGCGGGAAAATACAGCCTCGCCGTTCAACAAAGCTCCTGCTGGCTCGCTTATCGTGAAGAAGCTTTTCACGATGGGACTTAAGAACGTGGGACGTGCGAAGATGGTGTCTGAGATAGCACACATCCTGAATACGTCAGAGACCAATGTGAGAAAGCAACTCAAGGGCGCTATTGATAGCGGTTGGGTGGAGAAACTTGATGACGGAGGGCATTATCTTACGGAGGAAGGTGTTGACATGGCTACTAAATCTAGGGGCAGGAATAGGCCATATGCTAGGGCTACTTAGGTCTGAATTCGTCTGCGTACAGCGCTCAGTGGAACGGGAAGGAGGTATATAGCTCTCATAGAGAGCGCTATATTCTCTCCTATATCCCTGCATTCCCCCTGATGCTACTGTGACGCCGCACTCGCTGAAGGCTCGCTTGCGACAGTGCACTCTGCGAGTCGCTGAACGCTGAGACAGAATTCGTAGCGGTTGATAATGTGATATCATCGGGATATTGTGCCGAGGGGTTGGCATTTCTACCGAGAGGAATAAGCCGTGACTTATAAGCCACCGAAATGGCTGGATGAGATGCCTGGCAGTTCGATGAGAGAACGGGAAGACGACAATGCCGCAGAATGGCTGACAGGACGACGCAACGGCAAGACTGTGCGACCCGTTGATGGCGATGAGATAGCACGCAAACTGCCGCGCGGCTTTGTTGAGGCGTATTCGTATCTTCACAGCCAAGCCCTCGCCGATTCATCTGGCATGAATGGCGGTCGGGGATATGATGAGATCTCGGACACTCGAATCAAGGGCGGCGCCAAATCGCCGAAAAAGTACGGGTCGAATCGAGCACCTCTGAAGTCGACAAGGGCTGATGGCTATCTCGACACAGTCAACCGCAAGCTTCGACGAATCGGCAGAGAGATCAAGGGCTTCATCGAGCACAACTCGCCAAACGCCGAGATGCGTCAGTGCTCCAACCGCAAGTGTCGCCGATTCGCTGATGCTGAGTGGAACTTCTGTCCTCACTGCGGCTCGCCTACTGAGAACATTCAGGGGATGAAGTGATACACCCATTCGAGTTGATAGGTGCTGTGATGCGTCGTCGAGTGCGTGAGAATCCTATCCAGAATCGCCGCAGAGGCCCGAAACCTGTTCTCGCATTGACTGACACTCAAGAAAGGTCTGAAATCGATCTCGGACGATCTGAGCCTTTGCGAGAAGACTTGATTTGGTGGTTGAGTGATGAGTGGATGGAAGATCGCACGATCTACTTCGCGGATGATGGTGTGGAGCAGTGGCTTGAGGACGTCGGTTATCGTCAGTTCAAAGAGCTGCATGATCCTTCTGGTTCATGGCTAGTTCGTGTCAGAAGAAATGGGTCAACAGATCAAGCCAGGTGGCGATTTGGAAAGGGGCCTGATAGCAGTCAGTTGCTTGGCTATAGCAAAGATCAATTCGCTCTTATACGATGGGCATTGTGGGCTAGGGATAATGACTGGTCTACTTCTGAGATCTATGGCGTGATTGATCCTTTCTGGAATCAGTGCAAAGGCCAAGCACCATTGACGCCTGCCAAGATCTCAAGTTGGTTAGCTTATCGATCTGCGATGGCTAATCGAGGTCTTCAGTGGCCTTAATCCACACGATAGGCTGTCGTCATGGCTAAGGACTTCGATATCTACAGCAATGACGACGGCGAAGTGGAAGTACACGACGCACGGCACTATGGCAAGCCTGTATCTGCCAAGCCCAACGTTGTGCCAACGAGGCATGTGCCGACGTCTGACGTCGATGAGTTGCGTAAGGAAGTGATGGCAGCGCTTGACAATCACAACACCCAGCGCGCTGTCCTTCAACAGACGCTCGATCGTGTGGAGAGCAAGATCAATCGCATCGTCGGCCTTGACGACTCTGGAGAGCTGTTTGCCAGGCTCGTTGGCGAACTGAGCATGGTGATGGGTGAGGATTACATTGACATCGAGTGTGATGGCGATGTGATCAAGGGCGTCAGGGTGCTCAAGGCTCAGGTCGATGAGCAAGAGGAGATGAGGCTCAAGGCTATGGCTAGGTTGAAGGCGGAGCTTGAGCGCAAGCCGACCAAGCGTGAGCGTCTCGTTGAAGGTGTTCAGTGGCTGGTGTATGACTCGGTATTCGCGCGGTTCTTCGAGATCTTTCAGTGATGTGTGATTGCGCGGGTCATGAGATGCAATGCCCTGAATGCGGAGCGGTGATTCGCTCTCGTTTGGGTGATCAGGCTGCAATGGATGAATTGAAGAAACAGGGCTGGAGGCGACCTGCAATGAGAAGTGCTGCTGAAGCTGTGTGGCTGTTCTTCACATACGTCGGCTATTTCATCAGTGATTGGTGGAGGAAGAAGCGATGATTGGCGGTCAGGTGTATCGCGGATTGACGCTGGTTGATCAGCGCACTGATAATGACTGCATGCGCGCCTGCATAGCGTCGGTCACTGGCATTGACTACGAAGACGTCGTGGATATCAATGATCTTCCACAGCCTCAGAACTGGCGTCATGCTACTGATGTGTGGGCAGTGAACAATCGCGGGCGTTGGATTAGGCATCACAGTCACATCAAGTGGCCTTTGAATTTGACCACACCCGCGTTCATGGCGTTTGGCGCTTCGCCTCGTCGAACTGCTGAGAAGCCGAATCTGACACACGCCGTGCTAGTGAATCGTTGGGCTGAGCTCGTGTTCGATCCACACTACAGCCGCAAAGGCATCGTAGGTCCCGTGCTTGAGGCATGGCAGTGGAGTGTTGACCTGAGTCACACTAAGGCACGATAGTGTTGTCGAGGAGGTGAACGATGAAGGAGACCGCGCTTAACAACCCAGGACTTGCTCACGTCTGTCAGACATGTGACGCGAAGATTGATGAACCTTGCCGTCATCAGGACGGTGAGATAGTCAATGACGTGTTCGTGATGCATCTCTCCCGTTACAACAAGTGGCAGAACTCGATAGTCGATGAAACAATCTGAGTTGTCGGGCGAGAGCGCCGCACGTCTTTTGAATGGGCGTGAGGTGCTCTTTGTTCGGCTTGTTATAGAGACGGCTAAGTGGCGTCTGCTGAGGGATGAAGGTTATGGCAAACATGACGCGCTGACTGCCTCAAAGCGCGGCATTGTTCGTGGCATGGCGCTTGCTCTGACGAAGATGTTCGGCAATGGCTATGAGCCGTACTGGTCTGGTGAGGTTAAGCAGTGTGAGGCTGTCGCGAATGCGATGGCTCGTCAGTGGGTCAAGGATGGGAGTCCTGAAGATGACGAATACTGGGAGCAATACCGACACGACTTCTGGCGAAGCAGTTCCGATGCGGCATCTCCTGATCAGCGTGAGCTACGAAGGCGAAGCTATCGCGCCTAGCACGATCTTTGCAGCAATCCGAGACAGGCTTTTGCAACACGGTCGTGAAGCTGTTGAAGGTAAGGCCTGGCACTCGCCTTCGTTCGTGCAACCACAGACGGGTTCTGTGTGGGACGCTTGGTGGAACCTCACTGATCCTGAGCGCGCCATGATTCATGATATCTATCCACAATTGCACGCGGCGTTGTACCTGCTGCATGAGGCGACCTCAGACAAGCCGTTGCACAAGGCTCCCGTCGGGTATCCTGACGGTCATCCTTCACAGCCTGATCTGGATCCCAGTGTGAATCAGTTGACGGAAGGCAATCCGCATTACCACTTCTACAACTGTCCTGCTCGTTTGCGCGATGGGCCCTGCACGTGTGATGAAGACAGCTATCGTAAGTCATTGGCCGATGTGAAGATCGAGCCTATCGGCGACGATGCTGAGGAGCACGCGAAGCACTACTATCAGGCCAGCAATGGCGTTGTGATCGAGGTTGATACTCATGATTGATCCTCGTCTGGCTAAGCACATCTCCTATTGGCTGACGTTGAACGAAGTCGACAAGCAGACGTTCAGGAAGGTATGGCCTTGGATCGCAGACGTGTACGACGCCGTGGTTCACAAGTACGTCACTCCGGCCAATCACAGCGAATTCAGGGCGATAGCCCGCGTGAGTCAGGTGACAGATCACGTGAGGGCGAACAGGGGTCAGACGTTGGAGCACGCGCCGAGTCTGAGCCTGCCAGACAAGAAGGGAGCGCCAGGTTCGAAGCTAGCGGCGTTGCAAGCAATCAATCGAGTCCTGGCTGGATGATCGGCGAGAGGGATGCGACAGCATACGTCCAAGATATCTGTGCTAGGTGCGGCTGTTCTCCAGAGGTCCATCACGAGACTGCTGACGGACAGCACTTTGCATGTGTGGGACCTGATCGTGATGGCAAGTGCCCACGACAGTGTTCCGAATATCTGGGCTTTCTCATCAATCAACAGAAGGGCTATATAAGTGCCTGAGATCGTGTTCATGCCGACTGATAACCCGTTGCCTGAGATCAGTGGAACTCAGTCCTATCAGGTCACCAGTCTTCAGACTGCCATTGACTTCATCGACTACTTCACTCAGACCTCAGGGCATGCTGTCGAGTCTGAAGGCACGGTTGTGTGGACCTACGGCGATGATTCTATCGTGGTGAGCATGGATGATTTCCTGGTGACTGATCAGACGGGTCATGTGTGGATGATGGACACGGATAACTTTGGGATGTGGTTGAACGGTGTCTAGGAAAGGCAGCGGCGCGAGGGAGCGTCAGCGACAGAAGATCAAGTACTTCAACGGTTTGATGGACGAATACGTTCGCATTCAGATGATGGCGGATAAGAGCTATCTCGTTGTCATCAATCTGCTTGGCACCTCGCGAATCATCAATGTGCCGTACAAGAGCTATGCGAGCCTGCTTCAAGCCGCACTGATCAGCTTCGGTCGTGAGGGGTGCTACAAGTACTTGGAGGGTGAAGATGTCAGCACGATCGAAGCTGAAGAAGCTCCTGAAGCTCCGTCAGAAGACGACGCAGCAGAGCGCTACTCCTTCTGAGTTCAGAGCACGAGGGACGAGCCTGGACAGCGTCCTGGGTGTGCCTGAGCGCGACGAGACGCCACAGACGCGCATCAGGACAGCGAACTTCATCAGGGGTGCTGGGGCAACGAAAGTTGCGTGGCCTGAGCCTCCTCCTGCAAGCTGGCGTAGCAAGCACAGCGAAGAGATCCGAAAGGGAGAGCACTAGAAATGCCCAAGCCTGATCCTTGGTTCCCGAGTCCTTGGGCCTAAGCCTCAGCCGAAGCCGCCGAAGGGCTGATCAGATGACTACCTTTCCGCCTTACCCGCACCCGATGCCCAAGCCGAAACCGAAGGAGTTCTGAGATGAATTATCCGACGTATGACCGCGTCAGTGATGACGTTCCTGAGGGCACGCCTCACGGCTACACGTATCAGGACGGCATCAATCACGGCAATCAAGCTGGGTACGACAAGGGCTACTTCGTCGGCTACGAGACTGGCAAGCAGGAAGGCATCCGCGTCAATCGCGTTCCTGTGTGGCGTCGAATCGCTCACTATGCGACTCCTGTCGCGATGCTCGTGATCGGTCTTGGCATCGGCATGAACGTGACGCCGACGACCGTCAGCACCCCGACGATTCCGCCTCAGCCGACGCGTGCCACACAGCAGGTCGCGCCGACGACGAACGGCGTGAAGGCTCAGGCGTTCACCAACCTCCTCAAGGCCGCTCACGAGCGTGGCAGCATGAGCTCGCTGAGCGCGGATCAGTTGCATGACGTGATGGACAACTTCGTCTGCGGCAACAATGACCTGATGTCGATGGGCAACGGCTACAAGGGCATCAGCGGGTCTGACGTCGGCTATCTGTGGGGCGCGAACTCGGCGCTGGGATACTGCTGATGAGTGGTGCCGAAGAGTCGGCTAACGACAAGGGCTGGGTCAGATCGAGCTTCTGTATGGATGGTGGATGCATCGACGTGCGACAGCTCGCTGACGCCCCACACGATCTCGTCCTTATGAAGTCCTCAGTCAAGGTCGATGGTCAGACTCGCGTGTTCGTTGTCAGCAAGGATGAGTTCGCCAAGTTCGTTCTGGGTGTCAAGAACGGAGAGTTCGATGTCTTCTGCTAACAGGGACTCGTAATGGTAGGCATAGCGGCGAGACAGCAATCGTGCGCGTGTTGTGGGCTTCTTGTTCACGAGGGCGATGAGATTGAGTTGGAACCTCTCATTGACGATATCGTGAGGTACGTGCTCGTTATTAGTGGGCACACGACGTTCAGGAGGATCTATGTCGACGCCAATCGACCGCGCTCTTGACAAGATCAACCAGCGTGACACCCGTATACGCAATCAGATCGCTTCCATCAATCGTCTGCTGAGCGAGTGGCGTGACTTGCAGGACTGGGTGAGCGAGCAGATTCAGGGCACTGATGAGGACGACGAGAGTCAGCGCATGAGGGCAGGCGCGTTTAGCGAGGTCCTCGACAAGATGGCTGACATTCGCGTGAAGGACGCTCAAGGTGGCTAGGACACAGGAGCAGATCGATGCTGACGATCTCATGGAGAAGGCTGTCAGCGCTGTTCTCAGGGCATATGATCAGGTGCCTGAGGAAGCCGTTGTTGTCGACTTCCTGATGATCGTCGAGACTGACGTTCTGACCTCTGAGAACGGGACTCGTTACTCGCTGCAAATGCGTATGGGTCGCATGCGTGCTTCTGTTGGGCTCGGTTTGTGCGACATCGCACAGGGTATTCTGTTGGAGGACGAGTGACGCAGCAATTCACCCCTGACTGGCGTGATGAGGGCGATGATTTCGATACCACCACACAGGCTGTGATCAACGGCAAGAATCTTCAGATCGCCAATCAGGCCGCAATGATCGTGTCGCAGCGTACGCAGATCCGCAAGCTTCGCTCCATGCTCGAATCGTGTCACGTGAGCCCTGACGTGATCGATCAGGCTCTTTCTGAGGGTTCTTGACAATTGAATAAGCTCGTGATAAAGGCCCACTTCGATTGCAAGGAGGTGGGCTTTTGTCATGCCTTCCACAGATCCATTCCGCACATGGATTTGACAGGGCTAGATTTGATCACGTATCTTGCGTAGTGTTGCCATCGGACGGTTTCTCAAAGGCGGATTGAGGAATCGTTCGATGGCTTCCTTGTCAGAGGCAAGGGAAGGATTCCACTATGCCCCCCCGCGAATTGAGCAGCAAGCCAGCCGCAGTGCGGCGTAGGCTGCGAAAGGGCTCAAGCAACATCGAGCGGGATCTCAACATGATGTATGAGAAGCCCGTTGAAGATTGGGATTTCGAGGAACTGCAACGCGGCAAGCCTCGCAATTCTGACGGGTCATTCTCACGCGGTCAACGTCCTAAGTGGGTCACACCTGCTGTCATCAATCAGGTGCGCGTGCGCCTGAAGGAGATGACGCGTGACGATCTCTCGAAGCACGTGGGAGCAGCGCTCTCATGTCTGGGAGATCTCATGGCGGATGAGACCTGTGATGACAACGGGCGTCCTAACACGCCTGCGAACGTCAAGCTACAGGCTGCCACCTATGTGCTTGATCAGGTGATCGGTAAGCCGACGATGATGGTCGAAGCACGCGCAAACACTGCCCTAGAAGGGATGCTTGCGCGAATCATGGTGAACGAAGACGGCGAAGATGCTCACCCGATCATCGAAGGCACCTGGTCTGAAGCCGATGAGGAGGAAGACGATGACGACGAGTGAGACATGTACCATGTGTAATCGTCCTGAGGACGGTCACACAGGCATAAGGCACCCGTTCACGCCTCCTGGTGTGGCTCAGAGTCTTGAGGCTCCTGAACAGACTGGCTTTGTGAGGACTGCACAGGCAGTTGACATGCCTTTCGATCCCGTCCTGAGGATGGCTCTGATCAATAAGGGCGTGCTGACTCCTGACGACCTCACTGAGGCTGAGCGCATCATGACTGCTATCAGCGGGAGGGGAGGTGACCTCAGCGATGCCCGAGATCATTCATCCCGATCCTAATGCAGGTAGCGAGTTCGGCGGCGTTCCTGGGCTGATTCAGCCTGCGCCACACGACCCCTCGAATGTGAGTGGCGAGATAAGGCTTCTGATGATGCAGACGAATCCTGGTGGTGTCGTGACGGCTGACGGCTTGTCCTTTGTGCAAGACCCTGACGATCCTGTCGTGCCTGAGACACAGAGGCTCGCATGAGCCAAGTATTCAGCAAGTCGAAGTACTACGCGGAGATCGGCTATGTTCCTCACGAGGGGCAGAGGCTGATTCACAACGATCGCCATCGCTTTCGTGTGGTGAGCAATGGTCGACGATACGGCAAGACGATTCTTGGCGCCAAGGAAGTCGAGCCTTGCGGGTTTGTGCAGTCGCGTCACATCACTGGCGGCTCACAGATCGGCTGGATAGTCGGTCCTCAGTACACGGACGCTGAGAAAGAGTTCAAGATCGTCTATGACCAGTTTCGCAAGTTAGGGATCGACAAGGACGCCATCAAGTGGCAGAACAACGCGGACTCAGGATCGTTGCACATCAAGACATCGTGGGGTTTCGAGCTGATTGGCAAGTCTGCCAAGCATCCTGAGACTCTCGTCGGTGAAGGCCTTGACTTCGTGTTGATGGTCGAAGCGGGTCGTCACAAGCGTAAGACGTGGGGTCAGTACATTCGCCCTACGCTGTCTGACAAGCGAGGGTGGGCGTTGTTCAGCGGCGTTCCTGAGGGACGCTCAGAGCACAGCCTGTTGTACTCGTTGTGGGGCAGAGGGCAGGATCCTGCGTTTCCTACCTGGTCTTCGTACAGGATGCCTTCATGGGCTAACTCGATCACCTTTCCTGGTGGTCGACAGGATCCAGAAATCCTTGAGGCAGAAGCAGATCTGACCGAGGACGAGTTCAATCGCCAGTACGCCGCCATGTTCGTTGACAAGGTCGGCGCGGTGATGCAGGAGTGGGATGATGAGACACACCTGCGCTCACTGAAGTACAATCCTGACTGGCCTTTATACATGGCTGTTGACTATGGGTTCACGAATCCCTTTGTCGTGTTGTGGATTCAGGTTGATCCTTGGGAGAACGTGTACGTGATCGGCGAACGACGTTGGACGCAGATGGACACACCTGAGGTGGCGCTCGATCTGTTGACCACACAGCCGAACCTTGTGCGTGCTTGCAAGATGATCTATCCCGATCCTGCTGAGCCCGATGACACGTACACCCTCAGCAACAAACTGAGGATTCCTGCGATAGGTAACACTGGCGGTGAGCTCAGGACTCGGCTGAGTCTGATCAGGCGTCACATGAAGATTCCTGTTGAGCTGCAACACCTTCCTGACGGTCATCCTGACAAGAACCCTCGCATCGTGTTCGATCGCTCCTGCAAGCAGCTTGTGTGGGAAATGCGTGAGGGCTACAGGTGGCCTGAGCATCGTTCAGAAGTGCACTCGCAGTCAGAACACCCGCTAGACAAGGACAATCACGGGCCTGAGGCTCTTGGTCGGTTCTTCAAGGGCTACTTCAATCTTTCGGGACGCTCAGGTTCCCGTTCGTCTAAGGCGAAGGTGGGGTGACATGACGAATCCTCTTGAGTTCACGCCCTACAGCACCTTGGCGATAGGCTACTTTCCTTCGACTAAGCCAAGTTGGGTTCCTGATGATCTCGATCAGGCGCGGGTGATGTCGTACAAGGTCTATGAGCAGATGTACTGGACGGCTCCTAACACGTTCACGATGGTTGCTCGTGGGACAGAGGACAAGCCGATCTATCTGCCCTCTGCTCGTGTGGTGGTTGACACGACGAATCGTTACACGGCAACGAAGATGACGTTCAGCGCCATGCCTGTCGCGAGTGCTCAACTTGCTGATGGTCAACTCACGGCAGCTCATCAGTACTTCGACGACATGCTGACACGTGAGCGTTTCTGGTCGAAGTTCGCGGGCAACAAGCGATACGGCCTGATTCGTGGCGACTGGGCGTTTCACCTGAGCGCAGATCCGACTAAGCCTCAGGGCTCTCGCATCAGCATTCACGCTCTCGACCCAGGAACGTACTTCCCTATTCCTGACCCGAACGATGTCGAGCGCAACTTGGGTTGCTACATCGCACAGCAGATCGTTGTTGGCACTGACACGTTGATCAAGCGCACGGCGTACTACAAGAGCGACTACCCGAAGATCGGCAAGACTGCGGGTGGTCAAATCAGCTACGAAGTGACGATGCACAAGGCTGATGACTGGTACGGCGACGACGCGAAGGCTGAGTCGACTCCCACGCCGTTGACGCCGTTGCCGATCACTACACTGCCCGTGTATCACATCAAGAACTTCGATGAGCCAGGCAATCCTTTCGGCTCGTCAGAGCTTCGCGGCCTTGAGCGCTTGATGGCTGCGTTAAATCAGGGCATCAGCGACGAAGAGCTGACGCTTGCTCTTGATGGTCTGGGCATGTACGCGACAGACGCGCCTGCGCCGAGGGACAGTAGCGGCAACGAGACTGACTGGGTCCTAGGTCCTGGTCGAGTGCTTGAGACTCCTAACGGGACGAACTTCAATCGCGTCTCTGGTGTGGGAAGTGATGCTGTCTCGGCGATGCGAGGGCATCTCGACTACCTCGGCGACTGGCTGACTCAGTCTGCTGCCACACCTCCTGTCGCTCGCGGCTCGGTTGATGTGAGCATCGCACAGAGTGGCATCGCGCTGTATCTGGAGATGTCGCCGCTGCTTGCGAAGACCGACGAGAAGGACATCGGCATTCGTGAGGTGATGTCGCAGATGTTCTACGACCTCACGACGCAGTGGTTGCCTACCTATGAGGGCGTAGGTTCTGTCTTCTCGAACATCGCGATCAAGCCAGTGTTCGGCGACAAGATGCCCGTCGATCGTGAGAAGTTCTTCGCTGAGCTGGACAAGATGCTCACTGAGAACGTGATCAGTGCGGCCTACTATCGTGAGCAGGCAGCCAAGTTCGGCTACGTATTCCCTGAGGGTATTGGTCTAGACATCATCGAAGAGCAAGCAGCGATGGCTGAGGCTCAGGATCCTTTCGGTCAGCGTCTCGCGAATGAGGCTGGTGTGGGCAATGTCGATACTTCCTCAGGGCAGGCAACCTCTCCTGGCGTTCCTCAAAACTCAAGCTCTGCTGGACAAGGACCTTCGAGCGGTGTTGCGGGAAGCGGCGCGTGAGACTACACGAGAGATCCTCAAGCTAGGTAATCTCGGCGGTATCGGCGCTGTTGTCGAACGCTCACGTCTTCAGATCGTCCTGGCTAGCCTGAACAAGATCCAGAACGAGCTCTGGCGTGATGGTGTCGCAGAAGCGATCGCGAATCGTATTCCTGATGCCCAGCAGGACGCTGAGGACGCCGCGAGGAGTCTTGACACGTACCTCGCTCACATTGCAGGCGAGAGTACCTCACGGGTCCTTATAGAAGCGTTTCAGCGTCAGGTCGAAGCGGGGCTCAGTTTGGATCTGACTCGCATCAAGCCTGACCTGAGTCTGAGGGTCTATCGCAACAGTCGCACAGCGGCTAACAAGGTCGAGTCGATCATTCGCCAGGAGTTGATCAGGGGCACGTCAGCGCGCAAGATCGCCAGTCGTGTCAAGCCGTTGATCGATCCCGATGTGCGAGGCGGCGTCAGTTATGCCGCTATGAGGCTCGGTCGAACTGAGCTGAACAACGCCTTTCACAGCGCGCAAGTGGCTGAGGCTGATCGAGATTGGGTCAACGGTGTGAAATGGAACCTGAGCAGGTCACATCCCAAGCCTGACATCTGCGATCAGTATGCGGCGCACAAGGAAGACGGCCTTCCTCATGGTGTGTGGGGAAAAGGGCAAGTGCCGAGCAAGCCTCACCCACAATGCCTGTGTTTCATGACCTACGACATGATGGAACCTGACGACGCGTTGGATCTCATCCTGTCGAGGACTGCACGAGCTAGTTGACCGCGCCAGAGGCGCCCTAAGGAGAATCACAATGGCTGATGACGCTGACCAGAGGTCTGGCGACGATGTCACTGAGGACACCGAAGACGAGGAGGAGTCTGAAGTCACCGAGAACGAAGGTGGCGAAGACGAGGGCTCTGGCGACGGTGAAGAAGAGAAGGTCAGCAAGTCTGAGCTCGACAGGGTGAAGGCTCGTATGCAGGCGGCTGACAAAGCAAAGTCTGCTGCTGAGGCGAAGCTTCGCGAGATCGAGCAGGCGAAGCTGGGTGACCTTGAGAAGGCGAAGCTTCAGCTCGACGAGGTGACCAAGCGAGCTGAGGCCGCTGAGAAGGCTCTGAGGGACACTCAGATCGAGAATGCCTTCCACCGCAACAACAAGTTCGAGTTCCACGATGTTGCCGACGCGATCTCTGCGCTGGATTTGTCTGGTGTGGAGATCGATGAGGATGGCAAGGTCAGTGGGATGGAGGCTGCGATCAAGGACGTCGTGAAGCGCAAGCCGCACTTCGTCAAGTCGCAGAAGCAGAAGGATGATACGGGCAACGGCACGCCAGCGGCGAACGGTGCACTCAACGGTACACGTAAGGGAGACGAGAAGCAGAACCAGGCCACACGCGCTGCTCTTGCTAAGCGTTTTCCCGTCCTGAACAAGTAAGGGGTGATTCCCATTTCCAGGTACGACAAGTACGACCCGATTTCGGGCGGTTTTCGTGCACCTCTCGCTGCCAACTTCGCGTACACCAGCAGCAAGCCTGACTATGCGCACGCTGATCTGAACAAGGTCAAGGCTGTGTCGCTCGATGCCACTGGCAAGGTCGTCATGGGCACTGCTGGCAACAGCGGGTTCGTGGGCGTGCTGGTGCTGGGCGAGCCTGCGGCTGCTGGCGACGTGGTGGATGTCATGCAGTCTGGCGAAATCGTCGAGTTCCTGACGAACGCTGGCGCTGCTGCGGCGGCTGGCACTGTCTACACGTCGAACGCTGACGGCACTTACGGCACGACTGCTGTTGGTGCTAGCAACTTCAAGATCGGTTACACGGTCGAGGCAACGCGTCTCGTCGTGCGAGTCTGAGAAAGGAGGTAGACGACAATGCCTCAGGGATTCAATCAGCACGGCGATATCCTCACGAAGACCGTTGACGGTATCGACCTCAATCAACTGTGGAGTGACTATCAGACGGTCATTTCTCAGTGGAACGCGACGCGCAACAAGCTTGTGTCGTTCCTGACGTTCGCAGTGACCAACCCGATCGAGAACGTGCCGATCGTCGGTCAGGATGCGAACTTCGAGAAGGCCTCACAGTTCGGTCAGCCTGTCGGCGCTCGTCCCTCTGTCGCTGAGCAGTTCATGGCGTACGACTTCGGTTGGTACGACCTGGCGGCTCGATTCACGTGGCAGTTCCTTGCCGATGCTCCTCAGGCTCAGGTCGACGCGGTGCAGAACGCTGCCCTTGAGGCGGACTCGCGTCTGGTTCTCAACAGTGTTCTGACGACGCTGTTCAGCAACGCGAACCGTTCTGCGAGCCTGAACCACCAGCCGTACAACGTGTACGCGTTCTGGAACGCTGACGGCAACGTGCCTCCGAAGTACAAGAACAACACCTTCGACGGCACTCACACGCACTATCTGACGACGGGCACGGCGGCTCTTCAGCCTGCTGACCTGGAGCAGATCATCGACAACCTCGATCATCACGGGTACTCGAAGAATAACGGGTACACGCAGGTGGCGCTGGTGTCGAAGGCGACTCTGAACCAGATCCGTCCTTTCAGGAGCTTCGCGGGTGCGAACCTGTCGGCTCCTGACGCGACTCACGGCCTGTACGACTTCGTGCCGACCGCGAACGCGAACCAGACCCTGATCATCCCTCAGAACGTGAACATCGTTGGCGCCACGCCGCCTGCGTCGTTCAACGGCATGGATGTGATGGGTTCGTACGGTCCTCTGCTGATCATCCAGGAGGACTACGTTCCTGACGGCTACATCGCGGCGTTCGCGACTGGTGGTCCTGACAACCTCGGCAACCCGATCGGTTTTAGGCAGCACGCGAATGCTTCGCTTCAGGGCATGCGTCTGGTGAAGGGTCGTCAGAACGACTACCCGCTGATCGACTCGTTCTACGTTCGTGGCTTCGGCACTGGCGTTCGTCATCGTGGCGCCGCTGTGCTGATGCAGATCACCACCAACGGCACGTACGCGCCTCCGTCGAGCTTCACGCTCTGACGGACTTGAGAGACGCTCGCGTCAGACACCCTTCGCAAGGTGTTCCCGAGCCTGGCGTGAGCGTCTCTATTGTGTGGAATAGAAAGGACAATCATGCTTGACCCGCACAAGGTGCCGTTGCCGCTGAGTGACGCGCATCGTGAATGGTTCGAGAACAACAACGCTGGTCATCACCTCTCTGAGGGCGGTGTGATTCACACTCGCATGCAGGATGAGGGTCACGTCAGCGATGAAGGTGCTGTCGACTACTCGTCCTGGACTGTTGTCGATCTGAAGACTGAGATCGAGCGTCGCAACAGCGAGATGGGCGATGATGATGAGCCTCTGTCGACTTCGGGCAAGAAGGATGAGCTCGTTGCTCGACTGACCGAAGACGATGAGGCTCTGGCGGGGGTGGTTCTGAGTGAACACGACCGCGAAGGTCAAGCTCGATCGCAAGAGCGAGGTGTTCGCTAGCCACACCGGCGAAGAGGCTGTCGTCGATCAGGTCACGCTCTACTTTGGCGCTGACTACGAGAACGACGCGAACAAGGAATGGTCGAAGTACACGCCTGCGATCGGCGTCACGATGACCGTTCTGCCCGAGATCGCTAAGCGCTACAACGTCGGCGACAAGATCACGCTCATCTTCGAGTCTGAAGGTGACGTCAGCGGCGAGAAGCTGGCTGACTGACATGTCGAAGAAAGCGGCTCGGAGGCTGGGTCGAATACACCTCATCTTGTCGGGTGTGTGGGCGTTGCTCGCTATACCTACAGTGATCTGGTGGAAAGACTCAGTCCTCTGGGTCGCCTTCTGTTCTCTGTACGCTAATGCGGGCTTTCACATAGGTGCCTGGCAAGGCGCACGCGCTGAACGTGAGGCAAGCGATGAGTAGGAGGTGAAAATGCCTCTTGGGCTGTTTGGGCCTGAACGGCTGCAATACTCGTCAGGCGGTGACGCTGCCTACACGAAGGTATTCGTCTTCTTGCCTGGTACATCGACTGTCGCTCAACTCTACGGAGATGTGAATGGTCTGACGACAGGTGCGAATCCTGTGTGGACAGATCAGAACGGCGAACTCACGTTCTTCGCTGAGGTCGGTGACTATGACATCGTCGCGAACGGTGCTACTACGCGAGTAACTGTCACTGGCGGTGAAAGCGGCGGGTCAGTCACACCTGACGATCTTGCCAAGGCCACACACTACCACCACTCACAAGTGATCGCGTCTGACACCTGGACGATCAATCACACTCTCGGCTATCCTCCTGGCGGTATCACTGTCAAGGTGAGCACTGGTGACTACGCTTCACCTCGCTTGGATCTGTGTACGGCAACACAAGTAGTGCTCTCATTCGATGGCGCCGATTCAGGCGAAGCTGATCTCAGCTAGGAGGATAGATGACCGTTCTAGGACTCATCAAGCAGCACGTCAATTTTGCTGGACGACAGATTCAGAACGCAGTAGCACATCTTGTCGCTGGCGCGCCTGGGTCTCCTACTGAGGGTCAGTTCTGGTGGAACACCTCAACGCATGAATTGAACGTGAACGACGGCACTACGAGTGGTCGTCCTAAGGCGAGTGACTCGGCTCTGCTTGGTGGCAACAACTCGGCGTATCACTTGAGTCGTAGCAACCACACAGGAACGCAGACGGCTAGCACGATCAGCGACCTTGCGACGGCTGTGCAGGCATACAGGCTTGATCAATTCGCCGCTGCAACGTCGCCGATCACCGTTCCTAACGGCACTACGTCGGGTCAGGCAGTCAACAAGGGACAGCTCGACGCAGTTCAGACCCTCGCGACGCAGGGCGCGAAGAAGGATCCTGTTCGCCTCGCCACACAGAGCAATGACACGCTCAGTGGTCTTGTGGCGCGCGATGGTGTGACGCCTGTCGCTGGTGATCGTGTTCTTGTCGCGGCTCAGACAACGTCAAGCGCGAACGGCATCTATGTTGCTGCGTCAGGTGCCTGGACGAGGGCGACTGACTTCGCGGCTGGGTCAACTCAGGTGCCTGGCACAACGCTGTATGTCAGTGAGGGCACTGTCAGTGGTGACAAGCAGTACAGCATCACGAGCGACGCGACGGTCACTGTCGGCACTACGTCGCACACGTGGGGCATCACAGGTGGTGGTGCTACTACCTATGGTGCAGGCAACGGTCTTCAGCTCAGTGCTAACAACTTCAGCGTCAAGCTTCCTGGCTCGTCGGGCCTGATTGCTGATGGCACTGGTCTGTACGTCGACAACACGGCGTATCTGAAGAAGAAGACTGCCGTAGGCTACGTCCCGACGACAGGCACTGACCTGACGATCAATCACGCCTTCGCTCTGGCTGACAAGAACGACCTGATCGTCAAGGTGTACGAGGTTGGTGTGGGAGAAGTCCTCTGCGGCGTTCTTCCTTCTGACACCAATAACGTTGTGCTCTCCTTCGACACCACACCGACGAGTAACCAGTATCGTTATGCGATGATTGGCCTGAGCTAATGCTCACGCCTGTCGGCTGGTATGGCGGTCGATGGAAGAAGACATCAGGCTCCTTGGCGACTTCGTACACAATCGTCAGTTGGGACAGCACAGCTGTTGAGGCAGCTAACGGTTGTTCGATGTCTGCGGGAGCACTGACGCTAACGCAAGGCGGCATCTGGCTTATCACTGCGAGCCTGGCTAGCGTTTCGGGGCAACGCATTGACGTTGTTCTTGGTACATCAGCGTCTGTCTATTTCGCGGCAGATAGTTGCCCTGCTACGACAAGTGTTGTCGGCTACGTGAATGTCTCGCTGTGCAAGGCCTTCTCGCCGAACACGACGCTTGGGCTTTATGCCAAGTCAGGAAGTGCTGCTGCTCCTGGCGATGTCACTGGCGAGGTCAATTCGTTGACCGCTCGATTCCTAGGGAGTGCTTGATGAGTAGTACTCCTGGCTTCAAAGGTCCTCGATACCTTGCGCAGACTGTAAGCACCGTTTATCCAGGTCATGCTTTGTACAAGTGGCGTCAGGTTTACAGCGGGCGAAACTACAACAAGATGAACGTCGTCATGGTCGGCGATAGCGTCACCTTCGACGCTGGTATCGATGCTGTTGGCGCGGATAGTGCGGTGATCGCTTTTCAGCGTGGTGTGGTCACGAAGTTGCAGCAGTATCTGAACGGCTTCTATGTCAACTACGGTTATAACGATGCTGCGCTGCTGTCAGGTCAAGGTGGTGGCTATCACGCTAGGGCTGCTCACACCTCACCAGGCTCGACTACAGATCCTTGGGTCAGGTCGGGAACGTTGACTAACGTTGCAGGTGGTCAAGGCATTAATCGCCTGCAACTCGCGAGCGGCGCTAGTCTGTCGCATACGGCGAAGAACTGCACAGGATTTTTGTGGTACTTCAAGGATGGCAGCGGCGCAGGCACGCCACACCTGAAGATTGTCGGCTCATCTGGCACAGTATTCGCCGATACTGACGTCACGATGAACACAGGTCTTTCGGCAGGTGCTACGTCGTCAGCAGGTGCGACGCTACCCCGAGGTCAGTACACTTTCACCTTCTCGTACACCTCAGGAACGCCCGTTGTTGACAGTCTGTACGTTCTCGACGGTGACAACAGGTCGGGCGTTAAGGTCTACAACTGGGGCTGGCCTGGCGCTATTGTCAGCGACTTCACGACAGGAAGCGGCGCGGCTACTGCGCAAGCGGCGATCGCTGGCGTGACGCCTGATCTGGTCATCGTGATGATCGGCACTAACGACTACTCAGTGGGCACTAACCCGAGTACCTTTCAGAGTTCGTTGTCCACACTGATCGATAACTACCGCACAACTGCCGCAACCGTGACTAAGGCACCAACTTTTCTCATCGTCAGCTGGTTTCCTCGATACGATGTGTCGAGTCCTACTTTCCCTTGGTCTCAGTATGTCACGGCTATGAAGACGGTTGCGGCGAGCAAGACAGAGACCTATCAAGGCGTTACAGTGCCATACTGCGACTTCCTCGATATGACGCCCTACTTCCCAACGAGCGCGACCAATGACGCTGACACGTCCTCTGGCTTTGTCGTCGCCTCTCCTACGAGCGGGTGGGGCGTTCATCCTACAAACAAGGGTCACAGCTGGGTGGCTGAGCTGATAGCACAACGCCTGACTCTTCCCGTTGCCGTGTAAGGAGGATTGATGGCGAGCGAGACTCAACTCGAAGACCTCAAGCGTCTCATCGGCGACACTGAGTGGACTGATGACGAACTCAACACCTTGATCGATGAGAACAACGGCAATCTCTCAGCTGCTGCCTCTGTTGTGTGGGAGTCACAAGCTGCTTCGTACTCTCAGATCGTGGATATCACTGAGTCGGGCTCATCTCGCAAGATGGGTGATCTGTTCGACAACGCGATGAAGATGGCTCAGTACTACAGGAGCCAGGCGAACCCGATCGAGACTCAGGGTGTGACGCGCATCGCGAAGATCGTCAGGGAGTGATCTCATGCCGATCATTGTTCCTGACCCGCCACGTACCACACCTCAGATCGATCTGAGCGTTGAGTTGAAGGTGCAGCGTCGCAACACCGCGATGTATATTGCGTACGACCCGATCCAAGTGACGCTCATACCTCGCACACAGACGCGCACGCCTTCAGGTGGCACGAAGTTCGAGGATGGCGAGCCGAGGCTTGCTCAGGTCATGCGTCTCATTCCCACGACGAGTGATCAGAAGCCGACTGTCACTCTCGACGGCAAAGAGCGTCAGATCGACTTCGTCCTCATGGGACAGTGGGACGCTGAGATGCAGCCCTATGACTACTGGCGAGATGAGGAGGGTCAGCGCTACGAGGTGGTTGAGATCATCAGCGCTGGCAAGCTATACGAGCGCAAGGGACTCGTCGTACTTCACGGTCATGGCAGGTAAGGCGAAGGTCGACTGGGATGACAAGCAAGTTCGAGCGAACCTCGAAGATCTGATGCCGCAGATCAAGGATGCCGTCTTTCAACTCTTCACGTATTGGTCTCAGCGCGGGTCAAGTCAGATGAGGTCGAACGCGCGTTGGACTGACAGGACAGGCAACGCTCGACAGGGTTTGTCTGGTGCGGTGTTCGAATCGGATGAAGAGATCGCGCTGGTGTTCTTTCATCGTGTGAACTACGGAATCTGGCTTGAGGTCAGGTGGTCTGGTCGATACGCGATCATCGGTCCTACGATGGCTGAAATTGCGCCTCAGATCGCACAGCAGATAGCCACTGTGATGTTGAAGCTTCGATCAAAGGGGGCATGATGACTATTCGGTCTTTTGTGTTCAACCTGTTGACGACCGATTCCGTTCTGAATGCCCTCGGCATCACAGCAGACTCCGTGTTCACCACACACGACGTCGACACGCCTCAGGTAAGGCCGATGCTCGTTCTTAGGTGGGGCATCACTGACAACGTGCTGAATCATTCTCCTATGGCATCGCGAGGCTTGCAGGTGTGGGCTCACGATGAACCTGGCGACTACGAGCGCGTCGAATCGATCCTCAGGCGCGTCCGTACGCTACTCACGAGCGTCAGCGCAGAGAACGCAGGCGCGAATGATGAATGGGTCTCTGAGATCAAATGGGAACGCTTCTCTGAGGATCTCAGTGACGAAGACGCAGGCACAGTCACGAGAAACGGTGATTTCACAATCACTGGTTCGGCTGCTTAGCAGAAAGGACCACTAGGATGGCGTCAAAAGCAGCAGTTCAGGAGTATGTGCAATACGTCGGCGACAAGGCAACTGTTCGCAAGATCACGAGGGCTCAGTGGGCTCGTATCAACGTCGATCAGAACAACGTTGTGTGGGACAGGAGTAACAGGCATTTGGTGCCGAAGGAGTTCTTCGGAGAAGACGCCTTGGACTACCTGCTCAATAAGGACGGTAGCTTCAAGCTTGTGAGGGCGGATGAGCTCGACTGACCTTCGCTGTGAGGGCAACGTTCTGCACGGGATCCTCATCGGTGATGGTCACATCGAGTTCAAATGCCGTTCACGTTTTTGCGGCTACTCGTCTGGTGTGGTCATTCTTCACTACTTCGATGTCCACACAGGACAATTGACCAAGACGCTCCGATTCAGGAGCCCTGATCAAGTGGGGAAAACATGAGTTCTCCTTTGCCCACCGCGCTTCCTTTCGGCTTGCGTGATCTCAAGCTCACGCCTTACACCGACGATAGCGCGACCGTTCTCGACACTCAGGTTGTTGATCTGCCTGTTATCCGCAAGCTGTCGTTTTCCGAGGCTGAGGATTACACGGATCTTCGTGGCGATGATGAGCTGGTGACGTCTCACGGCTCTGGTGCGAACGTTGAATGGGAGATCGAGGCGGGCGGCATCTCGATGCCTGCCTGGGCGGTCCTCGGCGGCGGCACTGTCACTGAGACTGGCACTGCTCCTTCGCGTACCCGCTCCTACAGCAAGTCTGTGAGCGATGTTCGACCGCCCTTCATGCTCGAAGGTCAGTCGATCTCTGACAGTGGGGGTGACCTTCACTGCGTCATCTGGCGTTGCAAGGTCACCGACAAGTTTGAAGGCGAATTCGGTGACGGTGAGTTCTTCCTGACTGGGTGCTCTGGCAAGGGCTATGCCTCGCTCATGTCTGAGAACTTCGGAGAGCTGTACGTCTTCGTGCAGAACGAGACGGCTACGGCGATCTTCGGTGGTCTGACTGCGCCTGCGAACCTCGCTCACGGCACTGCGACTTCGACGACTATTCCGCTGACCTGGACTGCTGTTTCTGATGCCGACTCGTATCACGTGTACTACAAGCTTCACTCTGCGAGTACCTGGACGGCTCAGGGCGGCGACATCGCTACGACGAACTACACCGTGACAGGCCTGACCACTGCGACGTCCTATGACGTCAAGGTGTGCGCTGTCAGGGACAGTGTCGAAGGCCCGTTCAGCGAGCTCGACAGCACCACGACTGCCTGACTCAACAGGAGAAAAGGACCACTAGGATGGCATCCTCCGACAAGTACGCACCTACTTCGTGGGGCGGCGAACAGTTCGTCGATCTCATCGTCCCGTCAGGACAGACCTGCCAGGTTCGTCGTCCTGGCGCTGAGGGCTTGATGAGGATCGGCCTACTCGACAAGACGAAAGGCCTGACTGCACTCGTCGACGAGAAGCACATCAAGCGCGTTAAGGGCGCAGTTGACGCCAAGGCTGTCGCTGCGAAGGTCGCTCAGGACATGGATCCTGAGAAGATGACCGACCTCATGAACACCATCGATAGGATCGTTGCTTACGTGGTGATTCAACCTGCGCTGCTTCTGCCGTTCAAGAAGAATCCTCAGGGTGAGGATGTCTATCTTCTGGATGCTGAGCGAGAAGAGGACAGGATCTACACCGATTACGTCAGTATGGAAGATCGCATGTTCATCTTCCAGTACGCTGTCGGAGGCTCCTCTGATGTGGAGCGATTTCGCGGAGAGTTCGGCGAGTCTCTTGCAAGCCTATCGAATGGCGCAGGCGTTCAATTGCCGACCATCTGATATCTATCGCCTTGAACACCCTGTCCTAGCACACGACTTTGACACGGCTGTGTGGCTGTTCGGCACTACGCTGGACAACGATCTTGCCGAGACTGAAGCTCGATACAAGAACGAGAAGCAAAAAGCCGCCGCGCGAAAGACGAGGCTGGCTGTGTGGCTGGATGATAAGCAATTAGGCTACGCACAACCCACACCTGGAAAGCGGAAAGCTTGGTGAGGTGAAGTGGCTTCGAGCAGTTATAACCTCGGAACAGTTAACGGCAAGATCGTAATCCAATACGATCCTAAGGGTACTGATGACGCAGAAAAGGGCCTTGATGACCTGAAGAACAAGTCTAGTTCAGTAAAGGACGGCCTAGGTCAGGTAGCTGGTGTCGCTACAACTGCTGGCCTAGGTATCGCTGCTGGACTAGCTCTGGCTGTCAAGGCTGCTGCTGACTTCGACTCGACTCTGAGTGCCGTCAAGGCTGTCTCAGGTGCGACTGCTGATCAGATGGAGCTTGTTCGTCAGAAGGCTCTTCAGATTGGGCAAGATACTACCTTCTCTTCTTCTGACGCTGCCAATGCGATGGAAGAGCTTGTCAAAGCTGGCGTCTCGGTAACTGACGTCTTGGGCGGCGCTGCTGACGCAACGGTGTCTCTGGCTGCTGCTGGCGGTATTGATCTTCCTAATGCTGCCAGCATCGCCAGTGCCGCTATGAACAACTTCAACCTGAGCGCGAAAGATCTGCCTCACGTCGCCGACCTAATCGCAGGAGCAGCGAACGCGTCAGCTATTGACGTCGGCGATTTCGGCGAGTCTCTGAAGCAGGCGGGTGCTAGTGCGAACCTCGTAGGCCTGAACTTCGGTGACCTGACTGTCGCGATCACTGCGATGGGTAACGCGGGCATCAAGGGTTCTGACGCTGGCACATCGTTGAAGACCTTCTTGCAGAACCTACAGCCACAGACCAAGCAGCAGTCGCAGTTGTTTGATGAGCTTGGCATTACGACTAATGGCATGGCGAATAAGTTCTTCGATGCCAGCGGTAAAATCAAGTCAATGGCTGATATCTCTCAGGTTTTGCAGGATGCTCTTAAGGGGCAGACAGCGCAGCAGCAGCAAGCCACCCTGCAAACGATTTTCGGCTCTGATGCTATTCGCGCGGCGGCGGTGATCGCTAAAGAAGGCGCGAAGGGCATGAACGATCTGTCCACACAGCTGACGAAGATCAGCGCGGCAGACGTTGCGAAGACGCGAATGGACAACTTCAACGGCACGTTGGAGAACTTCAAAGGTAGCGTCGAGAATGCCGAAATCGCTGTCGGCGAGGAACT